GCAATTAAGTTCTTGGCTTCAATAGGAAATCAATTTGCTGAAAACAAAGTAGGCGAATTTGGATATAAGAGATTTAGCCTGTCTCCTGAACAGGCGCAGTCTGAGATAGACGAGATACTGAGAGACGCAAAACACCCTTACAATGATAGGACAGCTACCGAGGCGGAACACGAAAGGGCGGTATATTATGTGAACGCACTTTATTCCTCTATAGCTAAGGCTAAAGGAGGTATGTGATGCCAGAGGGAAAACAGGGTTTCCAAAAAGAACATGGACGAATTAGAACAGAGGAGAGTTATGCAAAAGCTGGTAAGAAAATATCTTTTGCGTTAATAGGGAAACCCTTATCAAAAGAACATAAACTTAAATTACGTTTAGCTAAACTTGGCAAGAAACAATCTCCTGAAACAATTGCTAAGAGAATACTCCGAGGGAATAAACATTATAATTGGAAAGGTGGAAAAAGAAACTTTTATTCTGCTTCTGCACGAGCTATTTATTTTGAGAATAATACGAATGTTTTATGCTCAAAATGCGGTACCCACGAAGATATAAATATTCACCATGAAGACTTGGATTGGAAGAATAATACATTATCCAATCTTTTGCCTATATGTAGAAGATGCCATACAAGATTGCACGAAGAAATAAAGAAATTAAGGATAAGCAAGAAGCCCCTTAATCTCTATAGGTGATATGTTGGACAAGTTGAGATGCCCCAACGAAAGTGGATGCGAATGAGAGACCCTTTAAGGATAATCACTCTTAAGCATAAGACAGTTTAATCACAACTTAAAGGAAGGGATAAGAGAAAATGGCTCGTAAAATTTTATTCAGGGAAGCAAGAAAAGAAAAGTGCCGTTTTGGGCATTCCCTTGTTTTTGTTCCTGAACAAAAAAGATTACGATGTTATAAATGCGATAAAATCAGGAGTAAAAAATACTACACTGCGAATAAAGACAAAATAAAAGGAAAAGCCAGAAATAGGCAATTGCGTTACTTATATGGCATAACGCAAGATGAATACAATCATCTCTTATCGTGTCAAAATTCACAGTGCGCAATCTGTGGTAAAGTTCATTCGGAACGTTCACTTGTAGTAGACCATTGCCACTATACGAACAAAATCCGGGGGCTACTTTGTCAACAGTGTAATTTTATGCTTGGTTTGGCAAGCGATAACAAAGAAATCTTAAAACGAGCTGTGGAGTACCTTACCCTTAAAAGCTATGGCTGACAGCCAGAATGTGGTTTATGCACAAGCATATTCCAGGAATATCATGCAACTTGCCCAGCAGAAATATTCCAAGTTAATCAATTGCGTTTATTTAAGGCCAAACGTAAATGGCAAGACCTTCTTCCAAGACCAAATCGGTAAATGGTCAATGGAAGTAAAGGCAGGGCGTAATGTCCAGACACCAAACAATGACCCGTCATTAGCCCGCAGAATGGGTACATTGCTCGATTACCACGATAACAGATTGCTAGACAGAGGCGATGAGCTAAGGACTATCTCAGACCCGCGTTCAGCATACACTATCGCCGCAGCACAGGCATTAGGCCGTCAGATTGATGACGTGATTTTTAATGCTCTCGTAGGTACAGCATACTCAGGTGAGACCGGAACTACATCAAACACAGTCGGTTCAGGCCAGTATTCGGATACATCAGGAGACCTGTCTTTTGCCAGAGTAACCACAGCTAAGAGAATATTAGATGATGCGGATGTGGAGACCGAAGATAGGTTCTTCGTGATAACTCCTTCAGCGCTGGAAGATCTATTGAATACTTCCCAGGCAACATCAGCAGACTACAACTCGGTTAAGGCCCTAATTAGAGGCGAAATAGACACTTGGATGGGTTTTAAATGGATAACATCGTCAAGATGCCCAGAGCCTACCTACACCTCTACGTTCAATTGTATCGCTTTCCAAAGAAATGCTCTATGTCTAGCTATGGCAGCAGCTCCTCTAGTCAGGACTGATGAAAGACAAGACCTATCATATTCTTGGCAGGTATACTATGAATTGAACATCGGTGCAGTCCGCCTTGAAGAAGAAAAGGTAGTAATCGCAGAAGTTGGTTAATAATAACATAACCTCAGCTATAGGCTGAGAAAGGAGTTTTATAATGGCTTACACGACAGTTAGAAGCACCTATGCAACAAAGTCAGTAGCAGGTGGAAGCGGTGATAACTACATCCCTGACGGATATATTAAGTCTGTAGAAAAGGTATGGATTGACTCCTATCTATCAACGGCTGATTTATCCACAGCTTGTGCAATTCAGATCGCTGACATCCCCGCAGGTAAGAAGATTACTTCCATAGACATCACCATAGAAACGCTTGATTCTCAAAGCTCTGGAACGATATCTCTAGGTACAGCAACTTCGACGACAAGGTACATGGCGGTAACAACAATTAACCATGCTTTGTCATACTCGACTATCAGTTGGCCTACAAGTGGGTTAGCGGCAACAGATGCTGGTGGACAACTTGAGGTTGGCAAACCAGCCGAATGGCCTGGTATAACCGACACTGGAGATGTATACATTTTCCTTGACCAATGGACGATGACATACGCCAGCGTTACATCAATAGTTCGTTACACCTAGGCAATATGGGGAGGTAGGCTTAAAGGGCCTACTCTCCCCATTCCTTTATGGAGGCATAAATTTATGTCAATATCAAAGACAGAGCTTATAAACAAATCCTTGACACTTGTCGGTGCTAACCCTATCACCAACATAGATGATGATACCAATAACGCCAGGATAGTAAGCCGGGTATATGAGATATCTTTGCGCAGTATCTTATCCGAATGTAAATGGAACTTTGCCACGCAAAGAGAGATACTTGCCGAGGTAACCGATGACCTGGAATGGTATTATACTAACGAAGCTTATGTATACCAGAAACCGCTAAATTGCATAAAGATATTCGGCACTAATGACGAGGATGCTATGTGGCGAGAGGAGGGCGATTTTATTATCTCTGATACTCATGGCCTAGGCATTATCTATGTAAAGTATATAGATGATACAACTAAATTTCCCGCATCATTTATTGAGGCATTTTGTGATAAACTCTGCTCAGACATCTGCTTTATGATTATCAACTCAGGCCCCAAAGCAGAATCCTTTTTACAGAAATATGAACAGGTATCTCTGCCCAAAGCACGTGCCGATAACTCTCAGGTAGGCGTCCAACAAATCGCTAAAGATGACGCCTGGACGAGGGTGAAGGATGGCGGAGGAGACAACCTTGCCTAAAGTTTCATACATAAAAACTTCCTTTGCTGGAGGTGAGTTTGGCTCGTCTCTGTGGGGTCGCACAGATGTAGCGCAATATGATAACGCCTGTGAGATAGTAGAGAATATGCTGGTGCGCCCTTATGGTTCAGCCATATCCACGCCAGGTACTATATTTATAAATGAAGGCAAGCTATCGGCGCTCAATACAGATTCCTCAATCAGATTGTTGCCATTTATATTTAATAGGACAGATTCCTATGTGCTTGAGGCAGGCGAAGAGTATTTTAGATTCTATACCGACAGGGGATTGGTTATAACCACAGGTACCACTCCTTTTGAACTGGCACATATCTATGATGATGAAGAAATCTTTGATGTGCAGTTCGCCCAACTTAACGATATCGTCTGGCTTACGCATCCTGATCATCCACCTCAAAAACTGACTAGGTACTCTGCAGAATATTGGACAATAGAGGATTTTAACTTCATCGGCGGCCCTTTTATGGACGATAATACAACCGCCATTACACTTGATGTTGACGCGGATACAGGCACAATAAATATATCGGCATCTACCACAGGTATATTCACTCCCTCCGGTTCTACCCTAGGGCATCATAATACATACTGGAAGTATGGATACACAAATACCAACGCTACCACAGGTATTGATGAACAAGGATATTTTAAGATAACCTATGTCTCAGATACCGGTAATGCCACCGGTTCGGTAATAAAGCTTCTTACACAGACAGGAGGCACAACCGCCTGGGCTGAGGGCGCGTGGAGCGATGTCAGGGGTTGGCCAGCCAGGGTAACTCTGCATGAGGCTAGGCTATTCTTTGCCAGGACAGATGCAGAACCAGATAAGATATGGGGTTCTAAGTCTTTTGTCTTTGATGATTTTGCTCTAGATGGTGAGGCTGATGATGATGGGTTAAGCCTTAAACTTGCCTCAAATGAATCCAATCAGATACAGTGGCTTGCCTCAGGCAATGCCTTGGTCGCAGGAACGTATGGTGGCGAGTTCTCCATAACCGGAGGCGCTGACGAAGCGCTTACCCCAGCCACAGCGTTTGCCAAGAAACAGGCATCCTTCGGCTCAGAGGCAATAATCCCTAAGAGGATAGGCAACTTCTTCTATTATGTGCAAAGGTTTGGGTTAAGGTTAAGAGAGCTTTTTTATTCTTGGGACGTAGATACATATAAGGCTGTAGACAAAACAATCTTCTCACCTAAGATATTAGAATCGGGTATTATAGACATGACCTATCAACAGACACCGGATACAATATTGTGGTGTGTGTTATCCAATGGAACTATCGCTACTCTGACCAGGGAGGTTGACCAAGAAATCCAGGGATGGTCTAGACAGGTAACTGACGGACTATTTGAATCCATCGCAGTTATCCCATCTCAGTCATATGACTATGACGAAGTTTGGGTAGTAGTAAAAAGGACTATCAATGGAGCCGAGAGGAGATATATAGAAGTGTTCGAGAATATAGAAGTGCCGGACAGGCAGGATATGTGCCAATATCTTCATTCAGCATTAAATTATAATGCCTACGATGGCACAACGGATTCCACAGCAACTATATCCTTAAGCGCTACGACAGGAAGTATTACCATGACTACCTCTACCGCCTACTTCCAGACAGATGATGAAGGACAAAGGATAAGGGCGATAGATGCTGATGGCGTAACTCTAGGCGAAGTAGAAATAACTTCCTTCGGCTCAACCACTCTAGTGGCTGGAACAGTAAAGAAGAACTTTGACGCACTATCTTATAGCCCAGGTTACTGGGGCATATCGGTAAGCGAATTATCGGGCCTTGACCACCTGGAAGCTAAAGAACTATCTATCTTAGCTGATGGCGGACTTGACAAACCGAATCCCACAGTCTCCGAAGGAACATTGGCGCTCTCATACGATTATTTTGTAGTCAATGCAGGACTCCCCTATACGCAGAAGCTATTGACGCTGCCAATGGAAGCAGGTTCAGGCAGAGGCACATCTCAGGGCAAGATACAGAAGATAAACGAGGTAGCCATAAAAGTAAACAGGTCGCACAAAGGATTTAAGATTGGCGGCAATGAGGACTTAGCAGAGAGGGTTAGTTTTAGAGACCCGACAACGGTGCTAGGCACTCCTGAACTATTATTTACTGGTATGATGCCAAACATAGTATTCAGGGATGACTACAGGTATGGCTCGCAGGTAATGATAATAAATGAAGACCCTCTACCGATAGAGATTTTAAGTATTATTTGCGAGCTTTCAACAACCGATAAATGAGAGAAATCAATTTAGATAAAGATAAAGTTTCGGAATTATATTCAAAAGAAGGATTAACATCTCACGAAATAGCAAAACAGTTTGGAATATCAGTTACTCCCGTCTTGAGAATTTGTAGAGAATTGGGGATTATTAGGAGAGATAGGATTAGAAATATTAGAGAATATATAAAGAAAAGAATTTTGATTGATGATAATGGATGTTGGCAATATCAAGGTAAAACACACGATAGATATGTTAAATTAAATTATAGGTCGGCACACAGAGTATCTTATGAGGCTTTTAAAGATAGAATTCCCATAGGATTGACAATAGACCATTTATGCAGAAATAAGCACTGTCTTAATCCTGAACATTTAGAAGTTGTTACTATACAGGAAAATATTAGCAGAGGCAATGGTTTTTGTGCTATTAATTCAAGAAAAACTCATTGCAAAAGAGGGCATTTATTAAGCGGATATAATTTATGTATTTATGCAGGAAAGAGACAATGCAGGACTTGTCTTAATAAAGCTCAATCAGAAAGATATCATAAAAGAATGGTATTAAAAAGACAAGGAGAAAATAACTAATGGGTTTAGCACTCGCGGCTTTAGGTTTAGCTCAAGGAGTAATGAGCATAACGAAAGGGATGGCTGAAAGCACAGAGGCGAAGTATAATGCCAAGATAAAAGAGCAACAGGCACAGATGATAGGCGTCTCGCAAGAACTAGAGGCAGCGCAATACAATAGGCAGATAGGCAGAGCCGCCTCAACCTCTATAGCCAGGACAGGCAAGTCAGGGCTAGCGATGTCAGGTTCGCCAATGGCGGTACTTCTGGATACTCAAACACAGATGGAAATGGATAAGGCTATTGGACAATATAATCTCGAAGCAGAGAAACGATTTGCCTTATCAGAAGCCTCGATGTATAAGAGCAAAGCCAAGACCGCTATGATGCAAGGGGTAACTCAAGGATTCACGCAGATACTTACCACAGGTTTGGATTATGGGATGAGATCAGGGTGGTTTACAAAACCAACAGCTAACATTGTTGGCAAGGGAACGATTAATGTAGCACCTAAGAATTATTATTTGAAGAATACGAAAGGTCTATAATATGCCTACACTACCCACATATAACTCACAACGACAATTAACCACACAGCAACCAATAGCAACACAGCAAGGCGCAGGGCAACAGGAAGAGATAATCGGCAACGCTCTAGGCGCGGTAAGAGATGTAGCGACTAAGTGGTCTGATGCGATGGATGTGATGCAAGAAACAAGTTCTAGAGTTAAACTGGCTTCTTCTTTATTAGATATAGAACAAAAAGCATCAATAGATACTGATTATAATAATTCAGAAACTTACTATAGAGAAATAACTAAGGCAAAGTCTGATGCACTAAAGGGCATTACTAATAAAAGTTTATCCCAGAAATTGTCATTAGAATATGACCTTGATACAAATATCTCCAATATAAAAGTCCAAAACATATTCCAGAAAAAACTTATAGCCAACCAAGAAGTCCAACTATATAGTTTATTACAGACATTAGAACAAAAAAGATACAATGCTATGTCTCAAACTGAAGCAGACCAGATTGATAAGCAAATGAAAGTTTCAATCGATTCTATGGTTCCTCAATTTGTGCAACCAGATGTAGCTTACAAGCTCTGGAATGACATCCAGACAAGAGTTGGAGCGAATATTATAGATAGGGATATACACAATGAAGTAGCTACTGATAAAAATGATTCTTATATTTTAAAAGAATTGAAAAAGAGATCATCTGGAATATATAGCCAATTAGATGAAAAAATCAGAAATCAAAAGATAGACGAAATAGAAAATAAGATAAAAAAGAATAGTTCTGATTTCTTCTCGAATAAAGAAACCACTAAAGCAAATAATACCTTCCAGATGCTCAAAGATTTATCTAACCAAACACTCACGCCAGAAACGATCAATAATGCAGTATTCTATGGAGATATGGATCAACAAGATGGAGAAAAACTCAAAAGTAAAATGTTGGTTCCTATCCAACCTGAAACAAATCGACTGGTTTATGATAGATTAAGGAAGATGCAATCGTCTGGCGTCAAACAGAAAGAAATAAATAAATTCTTAATAGACCATTTTGAACAGATTACCGATAAAGATAGGTTGGATTTTTTAAATAATCCCATATCTAAAGAAGATAATGCTAGAGTATCTTATAATGCTGACGCATTACAGAATTGGGCGATATCAAATTTGTATGATAACAAACAAGGAAAAGACTATTCTCCGGAGATTCTTTATGATTTCTATACACATTTGCAAGGAAAATCTGGACAACAGATCGACGATTTAGCACAGGAAATCATAAGACAAGAAGTGAAGAAGATATATCCTGACACTGCCTTGATGGAAGATTTGCCTAATTTTGTATTCGAACAAAAGAGGGCGAAACATATTTATCAGAAACAGAGCAAATTAAAAGGCAAGTCGACCCCTGTGGAATTAAGACCATCTTCAGTATCAATAGAATTTGAGGATTTATAATGGGAATTTCCTACATTCCTGAAAAAAATAAGACGATATCATTCCCTGATGATATGGATCAGTTTGACATTGGTCATAATGTCAGGGTCAATGAATTCCAACAAGATTCTGCTGAGTCTGTAGCTGAATATGCCTTTGAGGCCGCTCAACAACCTAAGGGTATATTTGGAAAATTGAGCAAGTCTTTAGGAGTTATATTTAATCATCCGGATAAAGATGTTATTGGCGCAAGAGCTGTAATCCAATTAAACGAATTAGATAGGGTAAGAAATAGCGATCTTCCTGACGAGGAAAAACAAAAAGAGTATTCAGTGATTTATAACGATTATAATTCCTATTTGGAATCTAAAGGTATATACACTAGACCTACTCAAGATAAACAACTTTATGATTATATGTTCAATATGGCGATGACTGGAGCAGGTATTGAGGGGATTTCTGCATTTGGCGTAAAAACAATGGTTAAGGGTTTAGCTAAATTTATTTTATCAAATGAACTTATTCAAAGGGTGGGAACTCCCACAGTAAAATATTATCAAGATTTAGAACAGGGAAAGGTTAAGAGTGCAGGAGAATTTCTAGTAAAAGAATATGAACCATTGTCTATAAAAGAATTATTAGGTATTACCGGAGAAGAACCACTCAAAGGACTTGCAGTTGATCTTGGGCAAATGGGATTGGTTAGTGTATCATTAGTCGCTCCGGAATTAGTCAACAGAGCTAAAATAAGATATGCTTTGGAAGAAGTAAAACCTCAAGTTATGGTCGCTCTCAAGAAACTTGGAGTAGAGGTTGCTGAGAAAGACTTGACTCCTAAGTATATATCTCAATTATCTGAAGCAAATCCTCAACTGAAGACAGCGATAGACACCATTGCACAAGAGACCCCATTTTATAAGGCATTGGGGAAACGAGGATCGTTGAGTAAGGAACAACCGCAAGGAGATAAAATACCTTTATCTGATGTTGAAAAACAAAAGACCTTCAAGAAAGAAGTATCTGATAGTATTAAGGAAACTATAGAGTCTGCCGATAAGAAAGAACCAATTTTCAATCCTAGTAAAGTAAAAAAACCTAAACCACCCATCGGAGAAGAGGCAATAAAACCAATAGTTAAAAAGAAAAAGGGGTTTGGTTGGAAACCTAGGGGATTTGTGGAGAATGTAAAAGAAAAATTGCCAGAGATAAAAGTTGCAGGACAATATGTTCCGAGGTCTACAGATAGACTTGCTGTTAAGGCTAAAAATCTAATCAAGGATAATATAGAAGTCGCAGAAAAGATGGTAGCTACAAAGACAGACGACCAAGCAGTTGCGGTGGGTGCTGAACTACTTAAATATTATTGTAAAAAAGCTGAGAGTTCCAGCGACCCAGCAGTAAAAGATGCACTATATGACAAGGCTGCTGAGTTGGGTAATGATATGGCTAAGAGGCTTACTGAACTAGGAAGGTCTATCCAAGCTGCGTCTATACTAGCAAGAATGACACCAGAAGGACAGTTAAGATTCGCCGCAAAGAGTATACAAAAATTTAATATCGCCGTAGAAAAAGATAGTGGGTTGTTTGGTCTGAAGAAGAAAATCCCTGAGTTGACAAAAGAACAGGCATCAGAAATAATCAATGCCGCAAAAGAGATTGATATAATGCCTGATGGCGAGGCAAAAGCGATTAAGTTTAGAGACCTACAGAATTATATCTCTGATTTAGTTCCGACTCCATTATTCCAAAAGATAGTTACTATTTGGAAAGCTGGACTTCTTACAGGAATTAAGACGAGCGGATTGAATATTCTTTCTAACTTCAGCCACGCTTTTGGAAGTGAAGTAGTAAAAGATATCCCAGCTGTAGGATTAGATATTTTAGTTTCTAAGTTTACAGGCAAAAGAACTAAGACATTTTCTCTTAAAGGATTGGGTAAAGGAACTGTAGAAGGAGTGCGAAGGGGTTTCCAATATATAAAAACTGGATATGATATAAGAGATGTGGCTGGCAAGTTAGAATACACTAGAGTCAATATGGGTAAAAGTAGATTTGCTAAAGGATTGCAACGATATGAAGAATTAGTCTTTAAGACACTAGGAGCTGAAGACCAGCCTTTTTATTATGGAGCTAAAGCTAGGTCTTTATCTGATCAGGCTATGGCTAAAACAATCAATTCTGGGTTAAAAGGAAAAGAAGCCGATGCGATGCTAAATAAACTATTAGAAAACCCTACTGATGATATGGTCGCCTATGCTATTGCTGATGCTGAAACAGCCGTATTCCAGAATGCCACACAGTTAGGAAGAGCGGCTTCGCAATTAAAGAAAGTCCCTTTATTAGAATTTATTATCCCTTTTACAAAGACGCCATCAGCCGTAGCTATGCAAATCATAAACTATACTCCTATTGGTTTCGTAAAAACTGTTATGGAGAATATTGGTAAGGGTAAATTTAACCAAAGGAATTTTGTGCAAGGAATGGGACGAACTATTACTGGACTTCCGGTTTTATGGTTAGGTTATCACTTATGGAATAAAGATATGATTAACCTTGATAGACCAACAACTGAATCAGAAAAGAAATTATGGGAACTAGAGAATAGAAAACCAGACTCAGTCCGGATAGGTGGTAAAGATAGGTCAATTACTATTTTCGGCCCAGCAGGAAATCTTTTGCTTATAGGCGCTTATTTCGCAAGGGCATTAAAAGAAAAAGGTTCTCCTACTGAAGCATTTATAGATACCCTAGGCGGAGGAGCTAAATCTTTCAGTCAACAGACATTTTTAACAGGTATAAGTAGTGCCGCAGAGGCTTTGACCGATCCACAGAGAAGTGCTTATTCTTTTACTAAAAGGACATTAGCGTCTTCTATTCCTACAATAATAGCTGATGTTGCTATGGCTACTGATGAATACCAAAGACGAGCAGATACTATACCCCAAGCCATAATGGCGAGAATCCCTGGGTTAAGAGAATCTTTAGAGCCACAAATAGATGTTCTGGGCAGAGAAAAAACTAGGAAAGAGAATTTCTTTGAAATACTAGCCGATCCCACTAGACCATACACACGCATAAATGAACCGATAGCGAAAGAAGTAAGACGATTGATAGACGAAAAACAACCTGTAAAATTAACACAGGCAGGAGATATAAAGGGTTTTAAGTCTCTTAATTCAAAACAAAATACTGAACTATGGCAAAGATCCGGACAGATCGCCTATGAAAAACTCTCTGCCTTAATGAGTTTAGAGTCTTACTCAGAAGCTCCAGACGAAATAAAAACTAGAGAAATAAATAAAATAATCAGGAAGTCCCAACTTATAGCTCGGACTGAGACTGTAATAGAATTGACTAAAGGTTTAGAGGACGAAGATTTGAAAAATAAATTGTCTAAGTTAAAAGAAGAAGGAATATTAAATAAAGAAGTTTTTGAATTATACAAGAAGTTCAGATAACTAGGAGGAACCATGAGCGTCTCATCTACAGATAGAAAGCAAGATTTTACATTAGACCAAGTCGAGGATGAATTCGATTTTTTGTTCAAGGCGATGGCGACAACCGATATCAAATGCAAGGTAACCACCGCTGGCACGACATATTCTCTGACTTATACCACTGACTATAC